TTATATAATTCTTTTTTAGGATCTATACCCCAAGACTCTGCAGCTTCTTTTAAAGCTTTCTCGTCTTTTACTTCACCAAGATAATCAAATGAAATACTATTAAGTGTGTACCATAATCTATTCTCATCAATTAATGATGCCATAACCATGGTATCTATAATATGTCCATTAATAGGTATACCATATGCTTTTATCCAACATACATCATACATTGCATTGTGAAATATTTTTACTGCATCTGTAGCACAAACTTTTTTAAACCATTCTAAAACAATTCTTCTGTCCATGTTACCCCCACCTTCATGTGCAATAGGGTAATAACCTGACCATCCTTCAACAGCCACTGCAACACCAACTATCTCTCCATGGCCTTGTATGGCACCAGATCCTTTTGATTTTAAGTCTGGGTCTTTTGTCTCCAAGTCAATCGCAATATATTTTGCTCCTGATAAATCAGGAAACTCTTCTGGACAATCCCATTCAGTTTGCGCTGTAAACATTATTTCTTTTTTTTCTTATTATCTTTTAACTTCTTTTTCTCTAATTGACAATAGTGAATGATCTTGTCAAGATCTTCGACTCCGTTCTTGTGCATGTACCTGCAAACGTATTTTATAACACAGCCTTGAAAGAACGAGAGATTATTTTTTGAAATAAACTCGTATGGCTGTATGTCAAAATACATGTAATGGGATCCACCTACTTGCTTGTAGTGTGGTTTCTTTTCGTCCATCATTTCTTCAAACATCTTTACATCTGTCATATTATTGGTGCTCCTATATTATATTGATATTCATAATCTTGATTGGTTATGAATAATTTTTCCTTTGCTCTTGTTATACCTACAAAGAATGTTCTATGTTCCGGATCAGAATCTTTCTGAGCTGATTCATAAATGATTCTTTCTAAATCTGTAAATAAAACAACGTTATCACATTCTTCACCTTTTACACTATGTATTGTAGATAATTTTATTCTAGCTGGTTTCATTAGATCTTCACTCTTTAGAATCGTTCTAATGTAGTTTTTGCTTGATTCAGGAAAGTTTAGTGTTTCCCAGCCCCCCGCTGCTCGAAGCCCGTGGTGTTCTCTCAGTCCTTCAATATTAATCGAGTCAATAGTTTCTAGAGTCTTGCCACCTGCATAACCTCGTACCAAGTGTCCTTGTTTAACAGTTAGATATTCCCATAAATCTTTTACTTCATCTTTATTTACAGAAGCACCTTGGTTAAGTCTTACCCAAGTTCTATACGCATTTAACATTTTATTAGGTAATAATTCTTGAGCTTTAGAATCAAACCTTAAATTTAAATCGTATAAATGTTCTCGTAACCTTTCCATCATCTTATTTGTTCTAGTCAATATCATCCAGTTGCCTTTGGATAAATCTAAAGAGAAGAAGTCTACGTTATAAATAACTTTACCATCAGCATCTCTTGGCTCCCATTTTTTAGTTAAACGAGTTGTCATATGAGGAAAAATAGATTCTGCTAGTTTGTGTATCTTTCTAGGAACTCTACGCGATTGTATTTGTGGATCTAAATGTCCTTTTAAATCTATAAATATATTTGGATCTGCCCCTTGGAATGTGTAAATAGTTTGATCATCATCTCCTGCAATGTATGAACGGGCACACTTACTCTCTATGTAAAAGAACATATCCCATTGCAGAGGACTAAGATCTTGGGCTTCATCGAGGAAAACACAGTGTAGTGGTGGACACTTGTCTCCCTCGACAAACTTGGAAATCATATCAGAATATTCAAACATACCTGTTTGATCTTTGTATGTTTCTAAATCTGCATAGATTTGTTCTGTTAACCAGATGTCTATACTGTAATGTAAATCAAGTTCTACAGCAGCGTCAGCTAATGATAGCTTTTTATTTCTGGCGTATTCTATAATTTTCATGTGAGAGTTTTTATATTGTGGATACCCTGATTCATTAATATAACTTTCAAAAGATAGATCAGCACATATGCTAGAAAAATTTTTAAAACCTTTCCACTTCTCATTCTTTAGTAAATGTGTTGTTGGATTTAAATCAGCTCCATTACAACCATATGCATGCATGGTGCTTACAGCAACTTTATCATTTGTAATTCTTTTTTTAGCTTCGTCAGCTGCAGCATTACTAAAAGCTATGTATGCAATTTTTTCAGGATCTGTTTTAATTAAATTAAGTTCGTTATCTAAATGTTCCATTAGTCTATGAGTTTTACCTGTGCCTGGTGGTCCTGGTATAATTATTCTATGCAAAAGGTGGCTCCTTCATTTTATCTTTCCGAACAATAGGTCTGTTAATATCTTGTTGTGATACTTCTATATATCTAACACTCTTATTATTTATTTTGCCTGGTATTTCTTTTGCACCAAATAAATTTTCTAACATTCTTGCTGTCTTTTGTTTTGTATATTGTTTGTCTGGCCAAGATTTTGTTCTAATTAAATATTTCCAAAAGTCTTTAAATTTAAAATAACTTATGCCATCTTCTGTGTACGATAAACCTCGTAATATATCTTTCCAATCTTTACCTGGTATTTTATTTGTGTATTCACTTAACAGATCTTTTAGTTGTACATCTATCTTTGTAGACTCTGGAGCTTCTATTGGTATAGTTTCTTTCAGTAATTTGTTTATTGCCTTTCTCCATATGTGTTTGCCTATTGGTGGCATAGCTTGATTAATTTGTTCCAAACATTTTAGTGAAAACTTATCTGGCTCATGTAGTTCAGATGAGTCTACTTCAACTTGTTTATCACCTATCGTTACATAAAATAGTGGTGGATCTGAATCATACTTTTGTATTTCTTTTATTTCTGCACCAGGTAATTCATCATCACCTACACCATATTCTTGTAACACACATTTTTTAGAATTACAGAATGATGCAATAGGTTCATCTTTACATTTATATTGATAGTCTTTACCATCAATGGATTTAATTAGTGTATCTATTTCTTTTTTATCTAGTGGTGGTTGACAATACGATTCATTGTATTTAAAAATTTTTGTATCCCAATCTGTATATCTTTTCTTACAATACACACCAAAATTATAAATTGCATTATTTCTCTGTCCATTTGGTATACCTTGTTTTGCGATTGATACTAAACATGGTGGTGCACCTTTTAGTAAATCATCTGCATCCTTTTCTTCTTTAATTTTTAGATTACTTAATTCTTTTTCTGATAGTGCAATATTATTGTGATGTAGAAAAAACTCTGACAATGTCATTGCAGAACCATCTTCTTTAATAGCGTATCTAGTTGTCATCTTTGCATTGTGATATGGCAGATTTAAAAAACTACCTGTGCCACCCTTTTGCATGTCAACTTGGTTTTGTTTCGGAAATATCTCTGCTCTAGAATAACCCAATATGGCCGCCATGTCTTTTAGTTTTGATCTAAACAAAGCTGCAGGTGCAAATACTTTTGTAAATAAAAATACATGTGCACCGCCAGACTTAGATCTAAATACTGTTAAGGGAAACTTGTGTTTGTTAATCTTTGTAATTAATTCTTTGTGATCAAAGCCATTGTATAAATCAATATCTATACAGGCCCATTGACATTTGTTTTGTTCGTTGATTGGTATAATACCTAATGCTGGATCTTTACCATCCAAATGTTCTTGAAACATTTGTGTTGTTGGCTTTTGTTTAATAATAAACGACTTTGTCTTGTGTTTACCTCTATCATCAAACTCATCTGTCTTTCTAGTTTGACCATAGGCACTAAACGAACCCGCAAATATATTTAAAAATCTATCTAATTCTGTCATCACCACTTTGCTTTCGGAGGCGGGACGAAGCAACGAACCGCCCCCAAAATCATTTATGCTTTATTCTTGATGCCTTCGTAGAACTTCTTCGCTCGTTCATACATATTAACATCTTCTAGCATACCAACTTTTTCAACGTTGTAGCCATACCATTGATTACCTTTACCTGTATTTAATACAGAAGATAATTTATATATGTGGCTAAACGATGGTGGTGTATAAGGACCATTCTTACCATCTAAACTAATAGACTTCATCATGGAGTTCCATTTTCTGCTAATCTTACCTTGAGATGAACTCATAGATATCATTGCAGTTTCAGAACCTCTGTCACCTATAATGATTACAAAGTGCTGACCAACAGTCAAAATATAATTACCATTTTGTAATCTATCTTTACCATCAGGTCCCTTTGTAGTTTTTTCTAGAATATCCGAAGTATCAGGATAGATCATTTCAGGTCTACCTGAACCTGTTCCATAATCTGCCCATTCTTGGTACTCTAATTTATAATGACATGGAATAACCTGTATTCCTTTATCACCATTGTATAGCTGTTTCGTAACAGTGTTTAAGAACATACCAGGTTCTGCACCTTCTACATAATTTTGATTACGTTTCTGTGCTTCCGCTGATCCGTTCTGTAAAAGTTTTAAGATAGGTGGAGCCAGACTTTCTGTCTTCACATTCTCAAAACCCATTTGCGCATCTGCTTCAAACAATGAAGCTGAAGGCAAATTTGCTTTCTTAGTTGCTACTTGTTTCGCGTCACTCATTTCTAGTTTCTCCTTGTTATTTTTGTTTGGTTACCTTCAAACGGT